GTATTTTACACCCCTTGAAGATGTTATGGAAAAGTATTATAATGAAAATCTAAAGGGCAAACGAAAACGCCGAAAAGGAGGTAAGGCAAGTGACTACAGTAAAAAACGTACAGTCAAATGTGAGACCAGAACAGGTGACATTCGACGAGAAGCACGTGTATGTGCATGAGAATATCACGGAGATTGAGGTTGAGAATCACGACGAGGAAGAGACCACAACCAAAATGTACCAGTATGACACTAAGGAATATGAGAAAGATGAATTTTTAGCCGCACTTTCTTCCGGTCAGGTTACACTCACCTCTGATGTGGATGACCTCACCACCGCTATTCTTGAAATGAGCGAAGTGGTTTATGCTTAACTTCCTCATGCGGCTACTATTTAGAAAGGAGACTGACACTATGTTAGCTATGTTATGGGCGCAGGCAATTATCAACGGTAAGAAGACCTATGCAGACGTTCCGAGACTTCTGAAAGACAAGGTGAAAGATGTTCTCATTGACAGCGGCTGTGAAGACCTTATCACCGAGTAAGGAGGTAGACCATGAAAGCAATCGTAAAGCTGTGGGTTGATGCCATTAACGCAGGCACAAAGACCCTTGATGATGTTCCTGCAAAATTGCATGACGAGGTTGAAGAAGCCTTGAGAGAAAACGAAGCAGAATAATGTGGAAGATAAAGCAGTATGAAAGGTCAAGAATTAAACCTCTTGACCTTTTATTTTGCGGTAGATTTTAGAAGTAGTTTGTGGTATTCTAAGTTTAAGTTTAATACAGAAAGGAGGGCAGTGTATGGAAGTAGTTGAGTATGTCAAGTCGCTCACCCTCGGTGAAGTGTTCGCCGCACTTGTAATAATACTCGGTGTTATCTCCGCTTTCATAGAGTGGAACAAGTCAATTCCTGCACACCCTCTAACCGCATTTTTTTCGTGGTTAGGGAAGTGCTTCACACAGAGTATAAACACAAGACTTGATGGTCTTGAGAAGCAGATAAAGGACACAAATAAAGCAGTAACAGACTTGCAATCAGAAATGGATACACGTTTCAAAGAAGCGGAACGTGCCAGTGATGAAAAAGAAATGAAAAGATTAAGAGCAAGCATAATCTGTTTCTCGGACAGCTGTGGAAAGCACGAACACCACACTAAAAGCCATTTTGACAACATATTCAGGGACATTGATGACTATAACTCCCTTTGTGAAAAGCATGATTTTCCAAACCATTTCATAGAGGGAGAGGTCAGATATATTGAAAGTGTGTTTGATAAGTGTCAGAGGGAGAGTAAGTTTTTAAGAGGTGGTGAAGAATATGACAAGGAGAGAATACATCGAGAGGTCAAAGAAACTTGCTAATGATGAAAGAATGTGGGAGAAAGAGAAAGACCTTATTGAAAGGGAAAATGCACTTAAAGACCAGAGAAGAGCATTAAGGCGCAAGAGTGGGTTTAGCACCACTAAAGCGGCTATGGTTTTCCTGTTTGCCAACTGTACAGTAGTTGAGGTGTACTCCATGGTTGCCATGATTATGTTGACTGACCTTAGTGCTTTATATTCCCTCATTACAGCAGTAGTAGGAGAAGCGGTTACTTTCGCCGCCTATTCCATAAAAGCAACAAAAGAAAATTCTGTGGGTGGCATAACCTTTGAAACAGCTATGAGGGATTATACATCACCTGTAGAGAGTGAAACACCTGCGGCTGATGAAGAAGTCGTAGGGTAATTCAGTGTTAAGGAGGTATTATTATGAACTATGCAACTATTGTACTTGTACTGGCTATCCTTGTTATCATCACGAATATTTTCGTGGAGATTGTAAAGAGCATTGTAAAGCCTAAAAATGAAACAGGCACTAGACTTATTGCAACAGCGGTTGCTGTGGTGCTGACTGTGTTGTCCTTTGTTGCGTACTGTCAGATTTATAATATTGCAATCCTGTGGTATCACCTCGCCGCCGCTTTTGTGGTTGGTGTTGTTGTAGCCTACGGAGCAATCTTTGGGTTTGACACTCTGTACGGGCAGCTTTTAGATAAAATCAAAGAAGCACTCACAAGCAAATAAGTATTGGAGGTATTAGTATGAGCCTTACGGGTAGTACGACAGAAGAAAAGATTTACAATTTTCTGATTAAGAAACTTTCAAACGTGTACGGTGTCTGTGGTCTTATGGGAAACCTTTATGCAGAGAGTGGTCTCAATTCAAAGAATTTACAGAACACCTCAAACAAAAAACTTGGGCTGACAGATGAAGAGTACACACAGAAAGTAGACAATGGCACGTACACAAACTTTGTTAAAGACAGTGCAGGGTATGGTCTTGCACAGTGGACTTACTATACAAGAAAGCAAAGTCTTTTAGACTATGCAAAGAGCAAAGGTAAGTCCATAGGAGACCTCGAAACACAGCTTGAATTTCTTGTAAAAGAACTTGCGGGATATAAAAGTGTTTGGCAGTGTCTTGTAGGGTGTAATAGTGTTCGTGTTGCGTCTGACAGTGTTTTAGTGGGTTATGAGAAGCCTGCTAATCAGTCAGAAAGTGTAAAGAAAAAGAGAGCAGAGTATGGGGAGAGATATTATAAACAGTTTTCTGAAAAGAAGACAGAACAGAAAGGCGGTAATATTATGTATAGCAGACAAAAGGTAGTAGACCTTGTAAATTCGTGGATTGGTAAGAAAGAAAGTGACGGTTCTTACAAGTCCATTATTGACACATATAATAGTTATAATGGCACTCTTCCGAGAAACACCAAAATGCAGTATGGTTGGGCATGGTGTGCTTGTACGTGGAGCGCTTTAGCTATTAAACTCGGTTATACAGCAATCATGCCTATTGAGATTTCATGCTATTATCTCATTGAGCGGGCAAAGAAAATGGGTTGCTGGCAAGAGAAAGACAACTATGTTCCTGCTCCGGGTGACGCAATTTTGTATGACTGGCAGGACAGTGGTTCAGGTGACAACACAGGAACACCAGACCATGTAGGTACTGTAGTGTATGTAAATGAGAGTGCAGGGTACTTTGAAGTTGTTGAGGGTAATTATTCTGATTCAGTGAAAAAACGCACCATGAGTATCAATGGGAAGTTTATTCGAGGTTTTATCACACCTAAATATGATGACAACACGGTTTCTTCTCCGAAACTTACTGGCGGTAAAAGTGTTTCAGAAGTTGCGCAAGAAGTGATTGCAGGTAAATGGGGCAGTGGTGACACACGTAAGAAACAGCTTGCTTCCGCAGGTTATGATTATGCAACAGTACAGGCTAAAGTCAATGAAATCTTGAATGGTGGTGCTGTGAAGACAACTGCAACTGTGAACACATCAACACCTGTTAAAGAGGTGAAAGCGACTTGTGCGGCGCAGAAATATAGCAAGTCTTTAGCAGGCACTTATAAGACAACTGCAAACCTTTACATGAGAAATGACGCAGGAACAAACAAAAAAGCACTTGTTGTCATTCCTAAAGGCACGAAAGTAAAGAACTACGGCTACTACAGTGTGTCAGGTTCTAAATGGCTGTATGTGCAGTGTACTGTTGGTGACACGTTGTACACTGGTTTCTGCTGTGGCGGTTATCTTTCTAAGTGCTGATACGGATTGTGGCGTGCTTAGATATGCAATATAAATTATTTAATTATATATATATATATATATATATACATTAAATAATATTTAATCGGCTATACGAGAGCTTCGGCTCTCGTATTTCTTTTGGCTTAATTTGCTCCATTTAGTGTTGTATGATATAATGAGCATAGACATGAAAGTGGGGTGATTTAAGTGTCAAAAACGTGTGATATGAATTGTTTGAACTGTAAATTTCAGGACTGTATAAATGATGAAGACATGACGGACGCTGAAAGAAAGTTTAGTGTTCAGTTTGAAACGTCGTTAAAGAGGTCAAGGTCTCCACATCCAGATATGACTATTAAATATGTGCATAACAGAGTGGATAAAGAAGAATATACAAGAGAGAGAAATAGGCTGTATGATGTGAAGAGATACCCAAAGCGGCGTGAGAAAATGCTTGAGTATAAAAAGAAGCACTATAGAGAACACAGAGAGGAAAAGCTTTCTTATCAGAACGATTATTACATAAAACATAGGGAAGAAGTTAATGCGAGGAATAAGGCTTATTACGAAGCACATAAAGTAGAAATAAACGCAAAACGGAGACAGAGATATGCAGAAAGAAAGGAGAAAGAAAATGCTGTATGCAGAGAAGAAAAACAGGCTTGAGATAACTGGTCTTACCCAAGAGCAGAAGTCAGAGTTAAAGGAGCGGCTTACATTTGATAACCCTGCCTATATC